TAGCATTTCCATTTGCTTAAATATACCAGCGTGTTTAGGACAATAAGTTCCCATTAATGGCCTCCCCCTATTTACATTAGATAATGGTAAAGGTGGCCTCATAGGGTCAGATGTTTCCCATTGTTGTTGAGAACCACAAACAACGCACCTATGTTGAAGATTAAATTTATAACCATACTTAAATATAAATCTCTTTTTTTCAGGTAAAAGTATTTTACGAATTTCTTTTAATTGTTTTTTAGGTTTAATTTCTCTAAACTCATAAGGAATAATTGGCCCTGCGGCTCTAGCCATATCTTTATGCGAGCCAAAGGCTTGTGTTTGGGCAGTAGTAATCATATTTGGGTTATAACCTAACATTAATAATCATCCACCATTGTTAATATTCCACGATATACCATTTCCGGGTCAGACTTTGCACTTACTATGTATCTAAAGGTTGGAATCCCCCTTTCTTGTAATTTTTGCATACCATATCTGAACGGTTCAAAGATTGGATGCTTATCAATTGACTCGTATTCATATGCATCCTTCCATAAATCAAACTTATTTGCCCATACTCCTATTGCTATTGGATAATCGTGTGGTTTTTTCTTTTTTAATTTTCTCCCATCTCTCCAATAATCATCACAAATTAAATCCACTAAATATTGCCATGCTAATTGATTTTGTAAATTTGCTGAATTTTTTAAATGTCTATCATCAATCATAAATAAAACATATTTTACTTTTCTTTTTTTCATATCTTGTTTCCAAAGATTCCAATATTGTGATTCTCCTCCAACATCTGACATTTTTACTGTATGGGCATTACCTTCTATTTTAACAAACTTTCTTAAAGGTTTTTGTAATCCAACTGTCCTTTGTTTTATTTCAGGTACTTCCCCTCTAGTCCTTAATTGTTGGTGTAATGTAGTTTTTCCAACTTGGCTTGCCCCATATATACCGAAATTAATTGCATGAAATTTTTTCCACAAAGAAGCCCCTGCTTCAACCAAAACAATTGCGAACCCTGCAAAAAGCGACACATACCCTCACCTAAAATAATTCAAATACCATTCCTAAACCATGAAATAATGAACCGAAGAAATTAATTCCAAAAACACCACAAATATTACCAATAAGTAATGATGCGGTTGCTGTAGTAATTGCCCAAAACCATGCTCTAGCCTTTAAAAACCAAATATCGGCTGAATGCGCCCTTTGTAAATCATAGGCCATTGCTGTTTCATCAAAACCAAATACCATTATATCACGGCTCAATAGAGGCTAAAAATTCATTAGATACTTCTTGTTCTTCATACTGTTGAAATTGTTGTTGCTGTTGCTGTTGATAAGGATTATATTCATTGATTGTCTAATTTTTTCACGTTGTTGTTCTTCACGTTGTTTTTTTTGCCAATATACATCAATTTTCCTATCAAGCAGCCACAATTCCATCCTATCATTCATAACTAAATCAAATGCTGCCTTAATACCCATAATTGAACCAACCGTTATTAGTCCAAATAATACGGCATGGCTTAATGCACTCCAAGGTAATTGATAACCATAATTGGAATAAAAATATACATTAGCACCGCTTACTGTACCAACGAATAAAATTGTCATAACTAGTCTAGTGTCTTTATCCAATGAAGCCATTTAATCACCTATACATACTCCACGGTACAATTAGGAGTTCCAGCATTTCCGCCCGGCCCATTTCCAAATGCTACATATAGCCCAGTTCCACATAAAACACCATGCATATCTACTTCTATACTCTTTTTTGGCTCTAATACTATTGAAAGAACTTGAGTTCCAGAAGCCGCAGTATTATCATAAACAATTAATGTAGCATCTTGAGTTGTATGCATATTAGAAGCATGAACACTTATTAATTTCGCTTTACCACTAAAAACTAATGCACTAGCGGCTACTATCCCACTTGAACGACAACCTGTTACCAACTAAATCACCTTATGTATGCCACACCAACGATGCCATATAAGCATAGCGGCTATTCTTTGTCGCCTTTAGTTTCCTTAGAAGTTGTCTTCTTAGAAGTCTTTTTGGGTAAATTAAGACTCTGTTTAATAGTTTTTTTAGGCATATATAGTTTAATTATATCCTTAGCAGATAAATTTTCGTCTAACTTTAAAGTGCGTTTTAAACTTAGCAACCTTAGTTCAGAAATATTACTAAAATCATCACTAGAGGAAAATTCTACTTTTATTTCGTTACTGCCCAAATAGCATATAGCGTGTTGAGTAGTTACCTCTTTTGACTCTTTAGGCAATAGGCAAAAACCACTATCGGCTCTTGAATAAAAACGGTTTGCGCTAACATTAGTTATTGTCGCCATTTAATCGCCTCAAATAAGGCCCCAAACTCGTAATCTTATAGTAGTATCATTAATATTTGCACCATTACTAATTTCAACTTCATCAGCAACAGTTGAATCATACATTATTATTTTGAGGCTTTCACCATCATAATCGCCACTTGCATCATCTGAAACATCAATTACTGCATCAATTCCTGTTCCAAGAGAAACACCTGTAATTACTGCTGCGGAAATAGTGCTTAATCCTAATGATTCGGCAGTTACTCTATCTGCGGTATGATATACAGTAAATAGTGCAGCAGCATCAACGACATATTCATCTCCAACTACTCTAGGGCGAGAAACGCCTCTATGGTCTTCTTTAATTTGTACTGTAAATGTCATTTAAAATCACCTCACTTGACGTTAGTAATTTTACCCTGACCCTTAAAGAAGGAACAACCAACTTCACCCATTGTACGGAACATAGCCTTATTTCCTAGAGTACCTACTCCGAATGGGTTTCCATGATTAATACCATCTTCAAAGTATTGTGTTGGTTTTAGAGTTGCAAACCACAAATGGTCAGTATCAAGGAATAACATATCAGAAACACCAGTTGTTAGTGTATCGTGAGTAGTTGTTGGCATATCTTTACAAGGAATTAATGGAATATCCATGTATGTTGCTACTCTAAATCCAACTTCTCCACCTTTTACACCTTTAACTCCACCATGGGTAGGAATAATCTCTTTTCCATCAATAAATCGCTCTTGAGCCTGTAATAAGTCTGCAATTGCTTGAATTGTGTCATATCCAGTTAGAATAACCTTTGGAGTACCACCATTGGTTCGCAAATTCTGAATTAAACTATTTAGAATACTTAATGTTAATGTTCTTTGTTCAGTAGCAGCATAACCATCTCCCATATTGACTTCTGCATCCATAAATCCAACGCTTGAACCCATTGCTGTTGAAGCCCTTCGGTCAGTATTTCCGTATAGACTTGAAATATCTGTTGAAGCCGCACCACCATTAGCCGAAGCAATAATGTTTTGTGTTGCTAATTCATGAATTTCAGAACTAGTAGCGATAATTTTGTGTAATGAAGTATAATTACGCTCCATATCTGCATAAGTCTGCGCTCCTGCTGGAGATGCTGAACCACCACTATCAAGGTCATAATTCTCTAATGGCATTACTAGCATTTTTGATTGTACTTCTGCGTGTAATTTACCCATATCTTCACGAACAATAGCCCTTAAATCACCGATACCATCGTCAATTTTTGCCATTTCAGCCGCTAACTCGCTGTATGCGAATTGATGTGCAATTGTCTTTGGAGACATAAATAGAGTTGAATACTCTGGAGAAATGGATTGAAGTCCTGTTGAATCCAAAGCATGATTTTCTTGAACACCACCAATTTCATCAGCATGAGGAGTATCTAATGCTGAACCTGCTGAATAAGCAGTTGTTCCAATACCAAAAGCCGCATTTGCGCCGCCTAATGGTCTTTTTGTCATTACTCTCCAACCGCTTTGTGTGTATTGCCTCTTTGGCAAAACACTTAATGGGTTAATTTCTTGATTAATCATTGACCAAACTTTCTGTCCATAAATCTTGTTATAGAGAGCAGATAGGTTTGGTCCTGCTGTTCCATTTAATCCGATTGCTGAATCGTGGCCTGTTACTAGCCCACCAACAATACCTGCGCCTTTAAGCAATTGATTACTACCAACGGGGCTTAATCCGTAGGTTCTTGCTTCCAAATCTTTAATTGTATTAATATACTGTGTCATATTTATTCACCTGCCAATCTCTTTATTTCTGCATCCAATTCTCCCCATGACATTTTAGCAATATCTTCTGAGGATGGAATCTGTAGTTCATCAACAATTTGTTGTTGCTTAACAATTGTATTATCTTTATTATCTTGTAAATAAGTTAGTAATTCACTAAATTGTTTCTTTAGTTCATTAACTTCTGCATGAGCATCATACGAGTTCTTTGTGATTTCTGCCTCTTTAACAGACAATTCCTCATCAAATCGCTTTTGGAAATCATTATTTAGATTATCAAAGGCCATCTTTTCAAGTTTTTCAGCCTTAAACTGGGCGTATGCCTTTTCTAAATTATCTTCTGATAGATTTAGAGAGTCAATATCAAAGCCCTTTACTACAGTAATTTGGTTTTTAGGATTACCTTCCTCAACAATCACTTTACCTGCTTCACCGGCTTCAACCTGCCCTGTTGGTAAATCTTTATCTGATAATTCCAAATTATCATCATATTCTTCGGTTGATTCATCTAATGATGTATCCAACTCTTCTTCTTGAAGTTCTAAATCTGAACTTTCATCTTCGGTATCAACATATTCTTCTGTCATTTTTTCACCACATTCTTTCATTAATTCATTTAATTCTTCTATTGCTTTTTCAAGTTTATTTTTGTTATCCATTTTTAATATATCAAATCTTGCTTCTGGATTAATCCCCTTTTCACATATTGTTATTTCATGGAGTTCTAATTTTGATATTTCGTTATATTCACCGTGTTCTGCATGATTTTTCTTTCTCTTTTCTAATGCCTGACCACCAATACTAAAAGACCTTAATGTTCCTTTTCTAATATCCCTTGAAACCTCTTTAGCCTTTTCAATATCATCTCTTAATTTAATTACTACAAAAAATCCTACATCATCAACTTCTGTTTTCCATAGTTTTCCTTTTGAATCTCTATATTCTTTAACTACTTCTCCGACTTGAACATTTGAATGATTTGTCATTACATTTCTATATTTTGGATTTTTAATAAATTTCTTTGTTGCTTCATCTAATGCTTTTAAAGTAATTAAATCATTTTGTTTATCTACTATTTCTAAAGATGCGTAACCTGCTATATGTAAATCATCGGATTTGAGTATTACAAACTCATGTTGTGTATTGTCTGCTACTTCGGACACTAACTACCACCCAACCTATACTATATTAAAGAGCCGCTATTCAAGTCCTGAAAATGACAAATTTTTATACTTATCAGTATATATATCCCAAATACCATCATCTGTTTCCTCATTAACGGGTTTAATCTGTGTTCCAGTAAAAGATAACCAATATTGCTCATCTTTAATTGGTAATACTTTAAAATGTAATTTAGATGAAAACTTATTTCCTTCTAATATATATTCATGATATCCATGTCGTTGAACCCCTAATTCAACCTTTCCTTGGTCTATTAGTCTATCTTTAGAAATATTACTTTCTATTTTAGCAGGAAACTTTTTAGATTT